TTGCTTTAAACAACTTAGCACGGAGATTGGGCATTGAACGACCTGACTAACTTTGCGCAATATCTAACTGAGGAAGAGTTAGCGACAGTCGCTCCCATGTTGGAGCGGCTTTCGACGTTAGAAGACCGCGATGATCGTAGCAGCAATTATATGTCGTTTGTTAAGCACGTTTGGCCCCAGTTTATTGAGGGCAGACACCACAAGATTTACGCGGAAAAACTACAGGCTGTGGCTGACGGTAAGTTAAAACGTTTAATCATTAACATGCCGCCGCGTCATACGAAGTCTGAGTTCGCCAGTTATTTATTTCCAACGTGGCTTATGGGGCGCAGACCTGACCTGAAGATTATTCAGGCCACGCACACGGCGGAGTTGGCGGTTGGTTTTGGTCGTAAGATTAAAAACCTGATTGATTCAGATGATTTTAGGGATGTATTTCCTAAAGTCAGCTTGGCATCTGATGCAAAGGCTAGTGGACGTTGGAGTACCAGCGGCGGTGGTGAATATTATGCGGTTGGTGTGGGCGGCGCTTTGGCTGGTCGTGGCGCTGATTTGGCAATTATTGACGATCCAGTTTCAGAACAGGATGCGCTTAGTACAACTGCGCTAGATAATGTGTATGAGTGGTACACTTCTGGCCCTAGACAGCGTTTACAGCCCGGTGGCGCGATAATTATTGTTATGACGCGGTGGTCTATTCGTGATTTAACTGCGAAAGTTCTGGCGAAACAGAGCGAAAAGGGCGCTGATAAGTGGGAAATTGTTGAATTTCCTGCAATTATGCCTTCTGGCGAGTCACTTTGGCCTGAATATTGGAGTTTGGATGAACTTGAGGGCGTAAAGGCGTCTATTCCTGTAGCCAAGTGGAACGCGCAGTATATGCAGAACCCTACTGCTGAAGAGGGTGCGATTATTAAGCGTGAATGGTGGAATATCTGGGAAAAAGAAGACCCACCCGTTTGTTCATACATTATTCAAAGTTACGATACGGCCTTTAGTAAGGGTGATCGTGCTGATTACAGTGCTATTACGACTTGGGGTATATTTCTTGAAGAAAACAGCGATGAAGAACACATTATTTTGTTGGATGCGGTCAAGGGGCGCTGGGAGTTTCCTGAATTAAAGGAACAGGCCAATGATATGTACCATGAGTATGATCCTGACATGGTTTTGATAGAACAAAAGGGTTCTGGCATGCCTTTAACGCAGGAATTACGGCGTATGGGCATACCTGTGACGCCATTTACACCTAGCAGGGGCGCTGATAAGTTTACGCGCATGCACTCTTGCGCACCTGTGTTTGAGAGCGGCATTGTGTGGTGTCCTGAGACTAATTTTGCTGATGAGGTTATGGAAGAATGCGCTGCATTTCCGCATGGTGAACATGATGACTTGGCGGATTCGATGACACAGGCTATACTGCGATTTAGGCAGGGCGGTTTTATCGTGACCGGAACTGACTATAACGATGAAGATGAATACAGTTACAATAGGCGCAGAGAATACTATTAGGAGCAATACAATGGCATTAAGTGGTGGTCAAAAAAAGCTGGATAAAAATAAAGACGGTAAAATATCTGGCGACGATTTTAAAATGATGGCAAAGGGCGGCGCTGTTTCTACTGAAACGGATGGTGTAATGCAGGAGCATTATAGTCAGCCTGTAACTGCGCCAATGAAGGACGAAAACTCAGGTTTTTCCCGTGGTGGTGGAGCGGCATTGCGCGGCACAAAGTTTCGTGGCGTAAGATAATGTCTAAGGGGTATTATGTTAACTGTCCTATTGTGTCAGTAACTAAAGAGGTTGAGGCAGATTAAGTTGGCAGTCCGTTTTCCTCCCAGCGGCTTACGTCAACGGTTCCCGATTTCTGTCCTTTTATTGGTAGAGCTTTTCTGCCTCAACGCTAAGATAGGAATATAATATGGCTTTTGTAGATCGTGATTCTGGTCCGGGCGGTATGCCTGATATGCCAATTTTGCCTGAAGAAAACGTTTTGGCTGAAGTTCCTGCATTACCTCAACAGCCCGGTGTTTTTGAATTTGATGACGGTAGTGCGATTGTGGGCGAATACGAAGAGTTTTCTGAGCCTATAAACATTGATTTTAACAGCAACTTGGCTGATTACATAGATATTGTTGATTTATCGCAGATAGCTTCTGATTTAACTGGTGATATTGAAGGCGATTTTTCTGCTCGTAAGGATTGGGAAGACACATACAAGCGTGGACTAGAGTATCTTGGCATGCAGTACGAAGATCGTACTGAGCCTTTTGAGGGTTCTTCTGGGGTTGTTCATCCATTACTTGCGGAGAGCGTTACGCAGTTTCAAGCTCAAGCGTATCGTGAGATGTTGCCTGCTAGTGGGCCTGTTCGTACTGAAGTTGTTGGGGCGAATAACGAGCAGCTTATTAAGCAAGCAGAGCGCGTTAAAGACTATATGAATTACATGGTGACATATGAGATGGAAGAATATGATCCTGAGATGGATCAGATGCTTTTCTATTTACCTGTTATTGGCTCTACCTTTAAAAAGGTTTACTTTGATCCTTTAAAGGGCCGCGCTGTTAGTCAGTTTGTTCATGCTGAAGACTTGGTTGTTCCTTATGGTGCAACAGATTTGGCGTCTGCACCGCGTATTACGCATGTTATAAAAATGGATTCTAATGAAGTTCGCAAGCTTCAACTCGCTGGATTTTATAGCGATATTGACCTGCCTAATAGTTATAATTCAGAAGATATGTCTGAAGTTCAACAAACTATTGATGAGATTCAAGGCGTTCATCCTAGCAATTCATCTACCGAGTTGTCTCTTCACGAGGTTCACACAGATTTGGATATATCTGGGTTTAAGGATATTGGGCCTGATGGCGAGGAAAGTGGCCTAAAGCTTCCTTATATTGTCACTATACTGGCTGACACTGGGGAGGTTTTGTCGATTCGCCGTAATTACGACGAAATGGACATGATGAGGCGCAAAAAGCCTTATTTTGTTCATTACAAGTTTCTTCCCGGTCTTGGTTTTTACGGCTTGGGTTTAACTCATATGATTGGTGGATTAGCACAAGCTTCTACATCTATTTTGCGTCAACTTATTGATGCAGGTACATTATCTAATTTACCTGCTGGATTTAAGGCTCGTGGAGCGCGTATTCGTGATGAAGAAAGCCCAATTCAACCGGGTGAGTTCCGAGACATTGACGTTGCTGGGACCGACATACGGACATCTTTGATGCCTTTACCGTTTAAAGAGCCGTCTGGTACTCTTTACAACCTTTTAGGCACTCTTGTGGACGCAGGGCGGCGCTTTGCTGCTATGGCGGATATGAAGATAGGCGAAATGGGCGGCGAAACTCCTGTTGGCACTACAATGGCTATTATGGAGCGCGGCACAAAGGTTATGTCTGCTATTCATAAGAGGATGCACTACTCTCAGAAACTTGAGTTTAAAATTCTTGCAAAAGTTTTTTCTGAAACAATACAATCCTACCCTTACATGCCTTCTACTGAGTTTGGCCCAGAAGTTTTTGCGACTGACTTTGATGGCAGAGTTGATGTTCTTCCGGTTAGCGACCCCAACATCTTTTCTATGGCCCAGCGCATTGCTCTTGCTCAAACGCAATTGCAATTGGTTCAGTCAAACCCACAAATACATGGCGGACCACAGGGATTGTACCAAGCGTACAGAAATATGTACGAAGCTCTTGGCGTTAATAACATTGACGGCATATTGCCACCACCTCCGCAGCCACAGCCAACCAACGCGGCTAAAGAAAACCAAATGGCTATGAATGGCGTTCCTCCACAGGCTTTCCCCGATCAAGATCACAAAGCTCATATGGAAACTCATTTGTCTATGATGTCCACACCTACTGTGCAGATGAACCCACAGGTTATGAACATTTTGCAAGGTCACATTCAGGAACACATTGGGTTGCTTGCCGAGCAGCAGGCGTCTCAAATGGTTATGGAGCAAGCTGGGCCTGAAGTTCAACAAAATCCAGAAGCCATGCAGATGTTGAAGCCAGCTATAGATCGTCAAGCGTCTATGATTATTGCTGAACTTACTGAGCAATATGTGCAGACAGTTGAGCCTGTTCCTGAAGGCACAGATCCGCTTGTGGATATTCGAAATCAAGAGCTTCAGCTAAAGGCTGCTGATTTGCAGCGCAAGTCTGAAGAGTTTTCCGCCAAACAACAACTAGATCGTGAGCAAGATGCAGCGGACGTGATGTTGGCTCAAGAGCGTCTAAACTTGCAGCAAAAAGCGTTGTCAGACAAAACTCGTGTTGCTGAAGACCGTGTTCAAACTCAACGTGACATTGCAGCACTTAATAACCAGACAAAACAAAGGGGAATGAATAATGTCCAGTAGTGTTCGTGAAAAGATGGCTAGGGTCAACAAAGAAAAAAATAAAGCTATGCGCGCCGCAGAAACAATGGCGGAACAAGTGAGGGCTAGAAATGACAAAGGCCACTTTATCCCCGATGACCCCAGCACACCAGAAAACGAAGCTTGGGTTGAAAAGCCAAAAGCCAAGAAAAAACCTGTTGCAAAGAAAAAAACAGCCAAAAAAAATTCTAAGTAAGTTTAGTTCAATATCAAGACCCCAGAAATTTATGGGTGTTTTTTAAAATATTGGGATATGTACTTGTGTTTCCCGTTAGATCTTATAAAGTTCCAGTGGGAGAAATAAATGGACTCACTGCACTTAGCTGATTATCTGTTTAAAAAATTGCGTCAAAAGCGCGAAGACTTAGAGGTGACTTTAAGTACCGGAAATGTGCAAGACTTTTCCGAATACAGATACATAGTTGGACAAATAAAAGGTCTTACCTTTATGGAGGATGAGATCAGAACCTTAATGAAAAACATAGAGTATTCAGATGAATAAAAAACTTTACGTTCCTGATCGCATTGCTAAAAAAGCAAACAATCCCAAGGGGATGAGAGATATTCCAAAGCCTTTGGAAACTGCTTTTGGTAAGCCAAAAGAGCAAAACAAAAATGAAGATGATCCGTCAATGATTGGCAAATCTGTTATTGATCGCCTTCCACAGCCTACTGGGTACAGAATGTTAATTATTCCATTCTATCCAAGCGAAAAAACTAAAGGTGGGCTTTTTGTACCTGACTCGGTTCGAGATAAAGAGGCATTTGCAACTGTAGCCGCGTATGTTATTAAGCTTGGCCCCGACGCATACCAAGATTACCAG